AAGATACAACAACAGGGAGTATTTATACAAGAACTACAAGTGGTATAGAAGAAATTATTTACGATGTAGCAAACTTTGAAATATTAGCAAATAAAGCAACTGATTTCTCTGTAATAAATAACACAAAGTATCCAACAACTCAAGCTGTAGAAAATCAAATTGATGCTAAATTAGTAGCTGAAAATTATTGGACTGTTAAGAGTGACGAAATTGCACGTGGATATAGAGCACAACACAACTCAACAACGGTATTATCTGAGAATATCGCAACTGGTACACTCTTAGGAACAGCAGTAGCCGTATCTGTATCAACTGCATCTATACAAGAGAAGAAAACAAGATTAAGAATTAGAGTTTCGACACCTGCATTAAATGGTATTTGTGGTTATAGATCAACTTCAGCTTTTAATTTTATTAATACAGGTTTTAAAATGTGTGTCGCATTTGGTGTATCTGATACAGGGTTTAATACAGGTGCACGCCAATTTTACGGAATGACCGCTTCAACAGCTTCTCTAGGATTATCTTCTACTGTTACTGTTGAAAGTTTATTAAATATTATCGGTATTGGCTCAGATGCAGCGGATACTAATTTACAAATATTTCATAATGATGGAAGTGGTACAGCCACAAAAATAGATTTAGGTTCTTCCTTTCCTGCGAATAGAACTTCTGGAGATGTAGCGACTGATTTTTTTGTGTTTGAACTATATAACCCATTTAACTCAAACACTGTGTATTATAAAGTGGCTTCATTGGAAAACAATGTAATAGTTGAAGGTTCTATAACAACTAATTTACCAAGTGATACAACGCCTATAACTATGCAAGCCTGCAGAACGTCTGGAAGTTCATCGAATGCATGTTCATTTGATATTAGTCAATTAACTTTAAATTGTTTGTCATGATAGAAGTAATACAAGAAGTAAGAGGTGCTTACACTTATGTAGAAAGTGTTTATTCTAATATTATTAGAGTAGGTAATGAAGTTTTAAATGCTGATGTTTCAGCAGAAATTACAAACCAGGAAACAATTATTAACGATTATATAGCTTCATTATAATGGCACAAGAAGAAATAATTTTTAAGGTAGGAGTTGATACGGGTGATAGTGTGCAAGAGGTTAATGAAGTAGGTAATGCATTTGACAATGTAAATAAAAAAGTTGTTTTAAGTGGTCGTTCACTTGCTGAGTTACAAGAGGAATTCAAGAAAGTAACTAACGAACTTAAAGCACTAAATCCAAATTCAAAAGAATTTGGTGAACTTGCTGAAAAAGCAAAGGCTTTAAAGACCGAAATGAAAGCAGTTGGTAATTCACTAAATGATACAACCGACCATACTAAAAAATCATTCGTTGGGTTAAGACAGGAATTAAAACAACTTACTGTACAACTTCAAAACCTAGATCCCGCTAGTAAAGAGTTTGAAAACGTTGCGAGACGTGCTGGTCAAATCAAAGAACAAATGCGAGGGGTTGCCGATGCCATCAATGATGCCGACCCTGAAAAGTTTGGAGGTAAATTCCAACGTACAGCAGAGGGAATTGCTGGGGCTTTCTCAGCCGTAACAGGCGCACAAGCTTTGTTTGGTCAACAATCGGAGGAAATAGAAAAGCAAATGTTGAAAGTTCAAGGTGCTATAGCTTTAACTCAAGGTATTAGTGCAATGAAAGAGTTGAAAAACGATGCTTTAGACTTCGCTACTTCGATTAAAACAAAGTTAGTAGGTGCTTTCACGTCGTTAACAGCTGCAGAATTAACAAATGCACAAGCGACAGGCACAATGACAACACTACAAAAGGTATATACATTTGTTGTAGGTGCTTCAACAGGGGCTATGAAAGCATTCAGAATTGCTTTAGCAGCTACGGGAATAGGTGCGGTTGTTGTATTGTTAGGATTAGCTGCAGACGCTATGGGGTTCTTTGGTAAAACTACAGATGAAACAGCAGAGAAAGTAAAGAAACTAAAGGAAAGACAACAGGCGTATAAAGACCAATTACAGGCTGAGTTAGATTTATTAACTAAATTAAGGGCAGAACGTAAAGACGGCACGACTCAATTAGAGAATAATATTCGTGTAATGAAAGCAAAAGGGGCTTCGGATAAAGAAGTTTACGAGGCTGAAAGGTCTTTGATTAAAAAACAACTTGACGAGTTAGCATTCGCTTTAGGTTATAAAGGAAGTTTGAATTTAGAAGAAAGAAATAAGAAAAGACAATTGTTAACCGACTTACAAGTGTTAGATGCTGAATACAATCGTAAAACAAAAGAAGAAACTGAAAAAGCAAATGAAGAAGCGTCAAGGAAAGCAAAAGAACGTAAAGACAAAAACAAACAACTAGCAGAACAGGAAGCACAAGAACGACTTGCATTACAAAGGAAAATTGAAGATTTAACAGTAGCTAATATTGACGACGCTAACACTAGGGATATCATGTCATTGAAATTAAAACATGATAGGGAACTTGAAGAAATGCAGAAACAATACGGCAAGAAAAAAGAATTTGCAGAACTTGAAAAACAATTGTTAATACAACAAGAAACTGAAAAAACAGCATTGTTAGATGAGCAAAAGAAAGCAAAAGACGAAAAGGCAAAAGCAGAAATAGAGAAAGCTAACAACGATGCAAAAGCATTACTAGAAGCTGATATCATTAGAGCTGAAGAAGATTTCAACCTTAAACAACAAAAAAGAATTGAGTTAGAAAATTTAGACTTTGCACAACAGATGGCAAACAGTGAATTAACTAACGGTGAAAGGGAATTGTTAAAAGCACAACACGAAGCCAATTTAGTAGGTATAGCCAAAGATAGTGCTGATAGGCAAAAACAAATTGACGAGGCTACTAAGCAAAGTAAAATAGAGTTAATGAATGCAGTCGGTTCGATATTTGGTGAACTTGCTGGCTTATCAAAGCAAGCTTCTGGAGTTCAAAAGGCTTTTGCTATTACACAAGTTGCAATTGATACGGCAACGGCTTTAAGTGGTTTGACTTCTATTTCATTTAGTCCAACGAATGGAGATAATATTATTAACCCACTAGGACCATACATTAAACTTGCGACGGGTACAGCAAAAATTATTTCTAACATGGCACGTGTTAAATCTATTCTAGGTAGTGGAGTTTCAGTTGCACCACCAACAACAGGAGGAGGACCAAATGCAAATCTAGGAATTGGAGCAAACCAAGGCGCACAGCAAACAGTACAAGCGCAAAGTACTTACAAAGTGGTAGTAGTAGATAGTGATATTACGAAAATGCAAGATAAGACAAAAAAAGTTAATGCAATAAGTACTATTTAACATAATATTTTTTATATTTACAAAAACGTTCTTTTATATGTTACCTTTTTACGAATTGGTTATCGATGATAGTGAAGATACAGGTGTAGATTTTAACGCCTTTGTATTGAGACCTGCACACGGTAAACCTTACTTCGCTTTCAATAAAGAGCAAAAAATTCAATATTTCTTTAATGAAGAAAAAAGAATTGTTACGGGTGTAATGATTTCGGCAAATACACCGATTTACAGAAGTAATCCTGATAGGTTTGTTTTATTTAAACCTGAAACTATTAGAAAAATTCGTGTAAAAAACATATTAAATGGTTATGCAGATAACGTCAATGAAGAACACAACCCAAACAAAGTAATAAAAGGCGTAAAAATGGTTAGTGATTATATCATTAGCCACGTCGGACAAATTCCCCAAAGATTTAGCGGTTTAAATTTACAAGTAGGCACATGGATAAGGTCATACAAAATTGACAATCCAACTACATGGAATAAAATTAAAAGTGGTGAATTTGGAGGTTATTCAGTTGAAGGGTATTTCGACCAAGTAGAAATTAAATTAAAACAAATATGAGTAAATCAATTTTCGATTTCTTCAAAAAAGAAGAAGTAAAAATAGTTTTTGCTGAAGTAAAGACTATTGATGGGATTGTACTTCAATACGATGGTGAACTTGCAGAAGGTACACCTTTATTCGTATTAGATGAGGAAGGCAATCAAATTCCTGCGCCTGAGGGTGAGTATCAAGTTGAGTATGAAGATCAACTTTGGGTAGTATCTATTGACGTGAACGGTGTTTTAGTAAAACTAGAGGCTGTTAACGTAGAAGAGGAACCTATGTCTGAGGAGGAGCCTGTTAATGAAATGATGTCAAAACAAGAATTTGATGCCATCATTCAACAAGTGATTACAGATACAGATTCAAGAATTACAGCACTTGAAACAAAATTTGCTGAATTGTTGGAAGTAAAAGAAAGCAAGTTCAAAGACGAAAGAAAAAAAGTAGAATTGTCTAAGGAGCTTACAGTAAAAGAAATATTAACTAAAAAATAAAAATCAAAATGTCAATCAAAAGAACATTAAAAGAAAAATTCGGTTACGATGTATCTGGATTAGCAGCGTGGAAAGATAACAATTTACCAAACATCACTCCTGACTTAGTAGCAACTTCTAGATTCTTAGAAAAATTAATGTTAGAGGAAGGTGTTAAAGGTTCACGTGAAATCGCTTTATTATCTTCATCTGTAGCGTTACAGGCAAAAGCAGCTTGTACTCCTTCACCAGATGGATCTGTTGTTTTCACTGAGAAAGTTTTAACAACAAAACCATTATACATGGGTGTTGAGTTTTGTAACGAAACTTTGAACACAAAAATGACTCAAGTGTTGAATGCTTTGGGAATGAAAAACCAAGAGGGTCAATTACCAGCGCCTTTGGAAACTATCCTTATGGCTTACTTAACTAAAATGTTACAGAAAAAATCTGAGCGTTTAGTTTGGTTAGGTGATACTACTTCTTTGGATACTGAGTTAGTACACTTTGACGGGTTAGTTAAGACTTTGAAAGCAGATACAGCGGTATTGAAAACTACTACTACATTTGCTACTTTGACAACTTCAAATGCTTATTCAGCTGCATACGAGGTTTTCACTAAGATTCCTGCTGAGATTTTCGACAACCAAATGGAAGTTGCTTTATACACAGGACGTACTGAGGCTTTAGCAATCGTTTCTGAATGGAATACAGCAAACGCTTACGATCGTATTCAATACACTTCAGAAGGTGGTTCTATTCGTTTCATTTTACCACAAACTAACGTTGAGGTTATCACTGTGCCTGCTTTGGACGGTCAAAACGAAATCTTTGCAATCCCTACTTCATTGGTGTTTTTAGGTGTTGACGCACGTGAAGATGAGAACTTTGATATTAAATACGATGCTTACAATGAGAAATTGAAAGTAGACTCTTCTTTCAGATTAGGTGTACAATATGTATTCCCTCAATATTTTGTAAGAGTTAAAAGAGCGTAATTATTAACCATTAAGGGGGCGTAAAAACTCCCTTTTTTAAATATTATAAATATGTGTGAATTAAGTGCTGGATTTTCAAGATATAACTGTGATTTAACAGGTGGTGTTGCTACATGGTATATAGGGTCGTTGAAAGATGCAACAACAGGGGCTTTAAATTATACCTATTCACGTACGGGTGGCGCTATAACAGCAATGGCGAATGTAGGTGCTAAATTGTTTTATACAATCGAAATAGATTCTGAAATGTCTGATTTCTCAATTAAAGCTATTGGATCACGTGAGAACGCTTCAAATGCTTATGAGATAACAGGAAACATTAAAGTTAGTGGTGTTACTGATACTTTAGTGGATAAATTAGACAAACTGACCAGAGATCGTATTTGTGTAATTGCTAAAATGAACGATGGCACTTTGGAAGTGTTAGGAGTTGATAACGGTTGTAAATTTTCATTTGATCGTACTTCTGGAACTAAGTTTGACGATTTCAACGGTGTAACTTTGACTTTTAGCGGTAGGGAAGTAAGTAACCCTCCAAAAATTTCACAAGCTATTGTAACAACATTATTATCTTAATCATGGAATACAAAAGTAATTTTGAAGGTCAAAACGTTTGGGTAGATGTGTTAAAAGATTTCTATATTGCAAATGAAGAAAACAAAGCAATATTTGAAAAATTTTGTCCTAACGTATTTGAATAAATTATTATGTTAAATAGAATTAGGGGGAGGTTTTTACTTCCCCTTTTTTAATACTTATATTATGGAATATAAAGAGAATTTC